CTGTTGCAGAACCATAATACCACAATGTACCATCGACTGGGTCTTGTGTTGGCTCAACTACGCTGAATGTATATGTTAGAGGTTCCCATGTGCTTAACTCTAATTCGCTTGCTGCGTTACTTTGTACACCTGTTACTGCCAATGTAAAGCCTGCATCTGCTACTGGGCTACCAGTTACGTTAGCTAAACGGATTACGCCACCGTACTTGTGTGTTAAGCTGATTGCACCTGTAGTTTCAACTGCTGCTGTAACTTCAGGGATGTTTGCTGCCAATACAGCAGAAACAAACGCTGCACGGCTTGTACCACTTAATGTAACAGTGTATGCAGTATATGTAGACTCACCAATGGATGTAGTATACAAAGTGAATGCATTGTTTAATGTAAATGGGTTTGCAGTATCTGTTACTTCTGCAACGATTTTAGTTGCGCCAGATACACGGCGAACGTATGGCTTAAATGTTACTGTACCGTCTGCACTTGTGTCAAAACGTGTATAGATTGTACCAGCAGCAATGTTAAAGCCGCCTGCACTTGGATCCATACCATAGATTGCATCAGATGGTGTGTTGTACAACGGAGCAGCTTGGGCAGTCCAAGTATCTGTTCCTGCACTATATTTCTTAATAACAACATCTGCGCCGCTACCAATTGCACTAGTCTTAATGTATACGCTACCTGTTGGACGTGGTGCTGTGTCTGTGCTTCTCCATGCTGGAATAGCAACATAAGAACCATAGCTAACTGTTGGACGATAGTAAGTACCGGCAGCAATACCTAGGTTGCTCAATGGAGTCTGTGTTGTGTTTGCAATGATAACCTTACCGTCTGCAGATGCAGATGGGCCACCACTCTTAGCTAAATCAGTTGCTAAAATTTGCAACTTACCGTTAACTCCGCGGGCTGTAACACCAGTGATAGCTGCTGTGTTAATAGCAGTAACAATGTCGCTTAGACTCTTGTCAACACCAGTAGCACCTACAGTAACGTCAACACCGTTAATACGCAATACAGCGGCTGGTGTGGACATCGGAACTTCAACTGGACTAGATACAGAACCGTTAGCACCAATAATAGTTGCTTGGTCTACCATCCATGTGCGGTCACCAACTTTAGCCCAAGAGTTATCAGATAACTTCTTGAAGATATTCCAAACGTGACCAGTATATGCGCCGCTGTTAGCAGGGCTTAGAGCTGCTGCATATGAACCAATGTCGCCTACGCTTGATGTTGGGTAATTAACACCACTAACGTTAGTCAAGTTAGAAGCGTCAGTGATAACTAATAGAGATTTCTTAACGAATGCACTTGCTGTTGCATCCCATTCGTTTAGACCCCAATCTGTGTCTAACAAATCAACCCAGTATGTGCCATCGGCGACAATACCTGTTGGACGGTTAGAAGTTGCATTTAGTTGAGCTAGGTCAATGTCTGCACGGATAGCGTACACACGATTGCTAATGCCTAGTGCAGAGTATGCAGCCATTAAACCAAATTCGTTACGTTCATCACCGTGTAGAGCTGTTCCAGCACTACTTTGTTGGAATACAGGATAACCAAAAGCACTTACCAACTCACGTTGGCTAGCATATGCTTGTAATTTACCGGCATTTGCCTTTGTAGTACCTGCGGCTACTGCGCCTGCAGGATTTGTTTTGTCTTGAGCTGTTGCCAAAACAACCAATGGTACAGAACCAACTGCGCCTGGTACGTATTGACTTTCGTCGGTTACACTTAACTGTAAACCTGGAGATACTAGTGCCATAATCATTTTTCCTTTATGTTACACGATATCAATATTTACCAGGGTTTGGATAAAATGGGCCGTTATGGTGCCCTTAATTAAGGTTTACCCATAAATACAGCATGACTCAACGCCCTATGTGCCCTGTATGTAACGCTAGACCCGTTGCTATCAACTGCAAGAAGAACGACATTACGTATTATCGCAAACTGTGTGATAGCTGTCTGCGTAAAGGTAAAAGGCTTGCACCCAAAAGGCCAGCATGGGCATTAAGTGGATACAAGAAAAAGCCGCACTGTGAGAAATGCGGCTTTGTTGCTAAACATTCGGAACAGTTAAACGTGTTCCATGTCGACGGTAACTTAAAGAATAACGATTGGGTTAATCTAAAAACAATTTGCTTAAACTGCTCAACGGAAATATCCAAGAGCAAGTTACGTTGGAAAGCAAGTCTTACTCCACCTGAGCTTTGAGCTGTGTGTATAAGTGATCAATTGAACTGTTGTTGTCAATGATTGCATCAAAGTTGGTTCCTGCCCAGCTATACTCGCTTGCATGAATTCCATTAAGTCCTAACCACTCACGTGCTTTGTTGTCACCGCGGTTAGCAGATTCTGCAATGCTGTACCAGTGCGGGATAATGCCACGCTGCACCCATAGCATTTTTGCACCTTGTGCTTTTAGCCCTGTAATTTCGTTAGGAAAGCGGCAATCTGTGATAACAATGTTGTCTTTGCTGTTACGCAATTTGTTCTCTAAGCTAGCAATCCAGATGTCATCATGGAAGTGTGCTCTAAGAACGTTTGTGCCCCAGTTTTGTAAAACCCAACGTGGAGTAATTGGCATGCCCAGTCGTTGAGTCCACCATAGATCAGTTTCTTCCCGCCACAATCTACTTTGATCTGTTCGGCCTTCTAGCATATCTCTGTCCCAGCCAAATATCTTAGCAACAGCATCCTTTAATGTTGCTGCAAATGACTCTCGCTTAAATCCGTGAAAGTTAACTAAGTAGTCTGCTGCTGTATCTTTGCCCGACCCTATTAAACCTGTAATACCTATAATCATAAAAAATGCCCCAATAAGGAGCATTTTTACATACTGCATTAGCAAAGTCAATTACATTAGGAAGATTTGACCATTGCACATACTCAAAACATCACCAAACAATAGTTGCATATCGTAGCCCAATGTTTCAGCAGCTTGCTTTAAGTCTTCTTCACCACGTGCTTTCATTTGACTTTGGTGACCAAATGTATACTTGCCGTAACCTATCTGTGCAGGGAATGGATTTAGGGTAACGGTGCCTGTTTGAATATACTGTGCAAACATCTCGTATATGAATTCGTATGGACGTTTGATTTGATTTTCACGGCTGCTACGCTGTGTCCCAATGGCATTAAACAATGCATTGTATAAATCAGACCGCATGTAATCTAAGTCGCTACCAAATGTATCTCGACGAGACGGTTTACCATATACTGCTGCTAGCTTTTGGTTTATGACGTTAACAAAATGATGTTCAACTGTGCGCCACTGTTCCATACTAGACGCTTGGATGGCATGCCCAATTCGATGCGCCATAATCCATGGCGTTATCATTACTTTTTGTGCGCCATAGTTGCCCAAGAATACTACAGTAATAGCATCTTCACTGCCAGCAATAACTTGTTCAGCAGCATCCCCAAGTACGTTACGAACTTGATCATGGCTTGCTGCGCCTAGTTCTGCACTTTTTCCTGTTCCCGGAATGTTAGAGAAGAACAAGCGGAAGTCGTATGGAGTTTTTTCAAAGAACTTTGCAGTCTTTAACTGAGCAGTTGGGTGCATGACTAGCTTCTTGTCAACTTTACTTCTAAACGGACCAGGCTTGTCAAAATTTCCGAGCGGAACGTAATCAGTTAACGGAGCTTCAGATAACTCATCTTCCCAAATTCTTGCATCCTCGCCGCGGTGCTTATCCCAAAATCCTGCGCCTGCATCTGTTTGCTGTCCACTGCGGCAAATTCTATAACCTTTGCTCTTTACGTAGTCATACATTGTTTTAGCAATGCCCTGGCCACGGAATCTCTCTTCTACTTCTAAATCTTGTGGCACTAGAACCCGGCCCCGGGAATCCTGCTCTATTGAGAATATTACATATCCTAGATCTTTTCCGTTGGCAGTGGCTTTTACAAATACAACTTGATTTTCAGTATCTTCATCATCAACATACTCGTCGTCTTTTTGTACTTCAAGCGACAGGTTTATGCCATTGAAGTGCTCTTTATATTCTGTAATAAATTCACTTGCTCTCATTAGCCAGTAATCCATGTCATTGGCATACCGCCGTCTTGGAAGCGTTTCAATTCTTCTTCAAGTGCCGCCATTTCTTCTTTGGCTTCTGCAATCAATGCAGGGCCGTTAAGTGTTGTTCCGCCTTGTGGGCCAGCAACAGTACTAAACTTGCCGCGACCTTCACCTAAGATTCGTTTGGCAAAGCTGTAGGCGTATTCTTGTAACCACGGAAATACCATGTAATCGTTAAACAGTTGCCAGTCTGGTTTGTAGTTGTAGCACCATAGCAAGCATGATTCTGCATCATCAATATTAGATTGCCCAGTGCCCTGGAATGGCATTTTACGCATAATTGTTAGCTTGCGAGTGGTACGGTTCCACGAAAAGTTCATAAAGCCGCCAAACATCTTCATTGCTAACTCTTGATATTGGGTAAACAACTCGTAGTTTACTAGGCCGCCTACACGCCCTGCTACCAACATATATGTGTTCAGGTAGCCTGATGCAAATGGTTCAAACTGACTTGCAGTTGTACCGCTTACGCTACCGATACCGCGGCGGTTAACTTGGCGAACTTCAATGATTTCTTTTGGAAGGATGTATTCTTGGGTTTCCGGCAATAGCTGTAAGAATGCATAAGATTCTTCAACTGCGTTGCTGCTACGTTGGCGGTACTTAATTAACGCTTGGTTAATCGCCATTTCATAATGTTCTTTGTCTAGTTCAACGTCTACAATACCGTCTGCTAAACGCATACGAATGTAGTCGGTGATTTCTGCACGTTTGGCGTTGGCGCTAGTGTAATCGTCTGTATTGTAGGCAATGTGCCCGGATCCTGTTCCTGTGTTTGCTTGGAACAATGAATCTGTTATTAAATTGCCTTTTGCATCATAGATGCTGGTATCTTGTGTGGCCATAGAAAAGTCCTGTTACAGTATTTATTACTGACAGGACTTATCTAGTTAGGCTTTCCCATATTCCGTACTTCTCGTACTTGGCCCACTCGGGCCCCTTAAACGTTAATTCAAGCTCTCTATGCCGCAGCTGATATTCTAGGGTACGAATTTCCTTAACTGCACTGGGCTTCCTGTGCAATTTTGTGGACGTTAACAGTTGTATTCTGTTTTGTGTCCACTCAATTTCACTGTGAAGCCTAGATAAGAATAGCTGGTTAGTGTTAGGCGGTTCTAAGTAAAACGACATCTTCACTGATCCGACCAGTAAGTTTAGTTTCTGTTGCTTTGATATCGTCCAAGAACTTGCGTAACTGGATTTTACCTGCTTTAGCAAACTCTTTTAGCTTTTCGTCCGGTTTACGTAGAGTCTTGCTGGTCGATTTGTCTGTGTCGAAGCCTTCAATGCTAGTACCTTTGATGCTGAGCTGCTTATATGCTGCTGCCACGTATTTTCCCAGCTTTCGGGTCTTGGTGTTATAAACCCAGAGTTCACTTGCGCCAATAATGTCTGCAGGATTAATCGAGACAATTTTAAGCCCTGGATCAGTTTTTGCATACTTGAGTTTTGCCACCAACTTTTCTTTGCTAGGAGCCTTCTTGACTCGAGCTTTCTTAGTTGCTTTTTTAACACCGCGGTACTGGTCAACTGCTGAGAGGAGATCGTCGATCCAAGCAATAATTCGTTTGAAGTCAGCGGCTTTAAGATAGCTGTAGCCTTCTCGTACCTGCTCGTCTTTCTTTGACTGTGCAAGTTCAAGCTCCTCTTTCCGCTTGCAAAATAGTCCTTCATATTTTCCTAACTGGCTTTGCACCACGTTGTTGGCAGTAAGCCAGTCATATGGCTTAAACTTTTCTGCTTTGTTTGCAACCACATCGTCAAACATGCCTTCAAGTTCACCAATGAGCTCACTGGTTTTTTCGTTTAGGCGGTCTTGGATCGTAGGCACGTATGCTTTGGGTTTGTCTGTTTCTGCAACTTCTTCAACTTCAGGCTCTGCGGTGCTGATAGCTTCACGGATAGCCTCCTTGAGAAAGCTAACGTGACGTGGCTTTAGGGGCATGCCTTGTTTATGCGCCATTACCAAGCTGCATGCAGTCATACTTAACGAACGATCACTGCTGCGAACAAAGGCTTTAACTTCGTCTTTGGTAAATTCGTTCTCAGGCTTTTGTACCCATGCCACTACGTGTTTCTTACAATCCTTTTGATTGTAATGATAGTTGTAGTAGTAAAAGCTGCGGCGAAGGTGATGATCAAAGGTTGCATCATCAAACTGTAGAGCTTCTTCAGTATTCCATTCTGGTTCTCCGCCGGTGTACTTTTCATCGGCGAAGGCAACCCGCTTCTCGCGGGGTGCTTTGGTTTTAATCTTAATACCGGCTACGGTAGCCATAATATTCCTTAATAAAGTGGTAGATGCCCAGTCACCGCGTTAATTTTATCTTCACGATCTGGGCCAACTCCTACAGCAGTCAAGGTTTTTACACCATTGAACTCTGTTAGTCCTGCATCCTCAATGATTGAGCAGATGAGCCCTGCATCCTTCGCTGCATTATACACATCTATCAATTCTTGTTCACTATTTACATAAACACAAATCTTCTTAAATCTTCCAGTCACCCACGGTTCTAATCGAGCATCATTTAAGTCAAGAGTTAATTTGTTACCATTCCGTGTCATTTGCCCTAAAATTGCACCCATTGATGCATGTGCGCCTTGGGCAACTAACTTGCCCTTACGCATATTTAGGTCCTTACGCATTACAATAACTTGTTTGTGTTCCATTAAATTCGGCGCTTCTTCCAGGTATACTCTGATCCATCGGGTAGTATGCCTTCTTTAATATCATCAACTCCCATTTTACCAACTTGGTTTGGGTTTTCTGTTGCAATAACAACAAACGAGCCACCAGCATCCCGGGCATCTTTAGCCACATTTAATGCTTCCCCCAAATCGGTGCGGAACAAACTGTACTCTCGTCCTGTTTTATCTGTCCAATATATTTTATGCATCTTTATGCCTGTTCAAATTTTGGGTTACCCCAGAGTTTACGCTCAACTGCAATTGATAGCAAGCGTTCTTTTTTCCATGCGTCAATTTCCCAAGGGCGATCAAAATACTTGTCAGTGTTCTTTTCGCCGCGCCAGTAATATGTAGCAAAGCCGTATTCGTCTGTTTCGATGCGAAGTTGGCCCAACACAAACTGTTTTACATGTACCATTTCGTGTGCAATCACTTCAACCATTTTAGTTGCAGTGAGTGCAGAATCCACAAACATCACATAGCCGCCATCCGCATGCGGCTGAACAGCACCATTGTACCCACCGTTTTTAGCAAGCCCAGGGCGAACGCAAACGTCAAGTTCAAAGTTACGTTTATCTAACTTGAGCTCTTTTGCAAGAATCTCAATCACTTGTTGGATAAATTCACGTTTAACTTTGCTGCGGAAGTGTACTTGTGTGTTCATGTGTTTATTATAGCACCAATTTAGGCTATGCGTACATTAGACACGCAATTAGCATGTGTTGATCAAAAACTGTAATACTTTCAGTAAACTTTTCTTCAAGTTCTCGATATCTTGTTGTAAATTTACCACGCTTTCTGCATTCAACCATTTCGTTATCCATCTCAGTCCAGTACTTACGCATCACATTGTAGAACTTCCACATTGTGCTTTTGGTGCGGATATCAGTTAAACGTTGCAATTCAGCAAAACAACGCTCGTACTTAGCTCGATTTTGGTAGTGTGTGAGAGGCATTCCTTGATTGTACATAAAAACGGATTAAACGTCAAACCATAAATACTGCATTAGGGACGAAACATGGCTAGATTAAGTCTTTGGAAAGACGGCAGACACAGCAACGATTACAAATTTTTGGATAGACGCATATCCGAAATGTACACCATCGGCGGAACTGGGATTCTGCTGCACAAATACTTGGGCCCAGTTGAACAAACTGGCAGCGACGATGCTACTAAGCCAGTGTATACAAATCAAAGTGAAATGAACATCCAGGACTTGTTGTTCTTGGAAAACCGTGATCGCAAGTACGATTCAGATGTCTACACTATGCGTGGCATTTATCAAGTGTCGGACAATACTTTTGACTTGAGCCAATTTGGTTTGTTCCTTCAAACCGGAACATTGTTCATGACGTTTCATTTAAACGACATGATAGACACAATCGGGCGTAAGATCATCAACGGTGATGTACTTGAACTACAGCACTTAATTGACTATAACCCATTAGATGTAGAGTTGCCCGTTGCATTAAAGCGTTTCTTTGTTTGTAGCGATGCCCAATTTGCCAGTGAAGGCTTTACCCCGACATGGTTCCCTCACTTGTGGCGTGTAAAGTTGAACCCACTAACAGATAGCCAAGAGTACAAAGACATTTTGAATACTATCAAAGCAGGTAACAATACCAATTCAAGTATCGCCGATGTGTTAAGCACTATCAGCAAGTACCAAAACATCAATGATGCAATTATTGCCCAAGCTGAAGTTGCTGTACCGCAAAGCGGGTACGACACCAGTGGCTTATACATTAAGAGCAGCACATTGCCGGACGGCACAGAAACTACTCCAGAAAACAAAGTACAAGGTTACTTAACCGGTGACGGTAAAGGACCAAACAGCGTCCCTGTTGCAACCGGTATTAACTTTCCAACACACCCAGACACTGGCGAATACTTCCTACGTGTTGACTATGTACCGAATCGTTTGTTCCGCTTTGACGGCAAGCGTTGGATCAAGATCGAAGATGCTGTACGCACTAATTTAACCAATGGTGCAGCAGATAACCAAACATTACGTAGCAGCTTTGTTAACGATACCAGCACCTACACTGACAACAGTGGTGGTACCCATACTACATTACAGGGTCTAAGCAAGATCCTAAGACCAACGGCGGATAACTAATGGCTCAACAATTTTTTTACGACGGGCAAATCCGTCGATTTCTAACTCAGTTCATTCGCATGATGAGTAACTTCCAAGTGGAGTTTGGCAAGGACCGTAACGGCAACGTGACCCTACAACGTGTTCCTGTGTACTACGGGGATGCTAGTAGACAAGCTGCAACTATCCTTCGTGGCAATAGTGAAAGCTCGTTAAACGCTGTACCTGCTATGGCTGTTTATATCAATGGTTTAACATATGATCAAAGTCGTATGCAGGAGCCATTCCACGTTAGTAAACTAAACCTGCGCCAAAAGAGCTACGATCCAAACACTGGCGAGTATGGCACAACCCAAGATACCGCATACACTGTTGAACGTCTAATGCCTGTGCCATATAAGCTAACGCTTAAGATGGACATTTGGACCAGCAACACTGAGCAGAAGCTACAACTACTTGAGCAAATACTAGTATTGTTTAATCCTAGTATGGAAATACAAAGCACTGACAACTATATTGACTGGACAAGTCTAACAGTTGTTACTCGCACTGACATTAACTGGTCTAGTCGCAGCGTACCTGCAGGTGGCGAAGAGCCCATTGATATTTGTACAATGACTTTTGAGATTCCAATTTGGATTAGCGGTCCTGCTAAAGTTAAACAGCTTGGTGTTATCCAAAAGGTTGTTACAAGTATTTTTGATGCTAACGGAAACATCAACGAAGATTCATTGTTAGAAAGCAACTTGTTAGCACGTAAGATGTTAACCCCAATGGGCTACGGTGTGGTCTATGTCGGCAACACTCTAAAATTAATCAAAGCATCTGAGATCGTTAACGGCGATGAGAAGATTGGTACACCGGATGATTGGCACAATCTAATTGATGTATACGGACAGTTACGTGATGGCACAAGCCAGATTAGACTCGAGCTAGCAGCCGAGTATGATGAAACTACCGGTACCACAAGTCGTAACGAAATTATTGGCACAGTTGCATTCCATCCTTCAGATCCTACTGTAATGTTGTTTACTGTAGACACTGATACCTTACCAGCAAACACCCTTGCACCTATCAACGCTATTATCAACCCTCAATCAGTTGCTGTAGACAGTGGCATTACTACTCCAGCAAGCGGATCACGTTATCTTATCTTAGACAGCATTGGGGCCGATGTAGCGGTATGGGGAGGGGTATCTGCTAACGCAAACGATATTATTGAATATAACGGATCCTCGTGGTCCGTTGTACTTGACAGTACTAGCCATTCTCAGTTAGAATACGTAACTAACTTAACTACCACCGTTCAGTACAAATGGTCAAACGGTGCGTGGACTAAGAGTGTTGAAGGTGTATATCGAGAAGGCGAATGGTCAATCATACTGTAGGCGTAGGCGTACTATTTTATAGTCAACAAACCAAAAGATACTTGTTCTTGCTGCGTAATGGCAATAAGCACAATGGCCATTGGGGGTTAGTTGGCGGTAAAGTAGAAGCAAACGAAACAGCTATGCGAGCATTGACTAGAGAGATCACTGAAGAGATCGGGGCTGTTACTTACAGCAAAGTTATCCCGTTAGAACACTTCACTAGTGATAACTCACACTTTGAATACCACACATACATTATACCTGTACCCAATGAGTTTGTGCCAACTCTCAATCACGAGCACCGTGGCTATGCGTGGACTCACATAGAAGATCACCCGAAGCCATTGCATCCGGGTGTTTGGAGAACTTTTAACTTTGCCAGCGTACTGGACAAGATTAAAACGTTAGAAGGTATTTTATAAATCGGCCTCTAGTACAAATTGATTGTAGTTAATTTGTCTAAAGTTTGAAGCATACTTCCATGCTTCTGGAATTCTATATGATGCTTCAGGCATTACTCTTACAAAGTCAACATCTGAGTATGCAGTAAACACTTCAAGCATAGAACGTACCCAATACTCTTCAGAATAAATCTGTGTAGGATATCCGGGTGTTCCTTCATATATGTTGTAGCTAGAAGCAGGATCGTCGATTCCATCAAACCCCAACAAGAATACTTTTTTATGCTCGTCAAATGCTGCCAAGTATGTGGCTGCTGCACCAGCGTTAAACGGAGGGTCCTGTGGAATATTATGAACTTGATTTCCAATGACGCGGCGCTTTAAATGCCTAGATGCAAATACGTTAGTTCTGCTTGCAATACTAAGACTTGCAATCTCGTCTATCATGTCGTTGCCTGTCACAACTAAAAAGTCTGGCAGAAAATCTCTATATATCGCATTACATCCGTAGGTACGTAATATCTTAGATGGAATAGCATTGAGAGGTCGGTGCCTCAACAAATTAGTATTAAAATTTTTTCTGCTTATCCCATTGCCAAATACCACTGCACACCGCCCATAACTAGGGTCGCCAGTTTCAGTAAACTTAATTTGAGTTGTTTCACCAGTCCATTGGCTATTACGATACACTAATTCAGTGACCGCTTCTTCGCTAGCGTAAGTAGACCGGTGAAATTTGTTAATAGCCATATCTATTATTTATTGTGGATATTGTCCCGCAGAAACTCGTAGTGAGTAGGTAATGTGTCAATATGGGCTAGCACCTCTTCTTTGTGTTGTAGCCAGTTATCGTATACTTGCTTACGCATCTCTGGAGTTTCGCCAATTCGAGCATCTTCGTACCGCAGGAAGTTTGGGTCTACTGGGTTGTACCCCATGCCTGCTGCGATATAAATAATTCCGCCCATGTTGTTATCAAACCTGCGAATTCTATGCATACGCATGCCTAAGTCTGTAGTTGACCTAAGATCGTGGTCCAATGTTGATAGTCCCGACAAACTAGATAAATTAGACATAGTTCTAGAATAACTAACATCCCCAGACACTTCTTTCCAGTACGGTGTGTCATTGCGGCAGCTCAGGGCATAATGTTGACTGATAAAGTCTTTAAATCCTAGAATCTGCTCCTGGAATCCGTAGTTAAACAAATCCACATCATAATTGCTAACAATACCGTTACGCATTGCTAGAGTGCTGCATAGTTTAACAATGCCTTCATGTGTTAGCATCAATCCAGTAGATTCTAGTGGCTCAATGAAACCATTAGCAAGGCCGATTCCCACTACGTTCTTAACCCAGGCACGTTCATGAACCCCGTGTTTAATTTTGATGTGTCGAACTTCGCACTTTTCTGCACGCTCTGCATCTGGAAAAATCATACGATTGCTTTTTAAGTGTTTGCGTAACTGTGCCTCTGCTTCTGCTTCCGTTGCATGTTTGCTACTATAGACATAGCCAGTACCAATACGATTCCATAACGGAATGTTCCACACCCAGCCTGCTTCAATTGCAGTGCATGATGTGTAATTCTCCATTTCTTTTTCTTTGTCAATGTACGGAATAACTGTTGCAACCGCTCTGTCGTTTAACAAAGTGTCGTTGAAACTAATAAAAGGAACCTTAAGTGTCTGATCCAATAAGATGCTGCGGAATCCCGAACAATCAATAAACAAATCAGCGTGGATGTGATTGCCTTCTTTAGTGACTATTTTTTCAATACTCTCGTCTTCTCGTTGAATTATTTTGTCAACTGTTGCGACAATATGCTGCATCCCAGTTGGCAAACAAACATGAGTACGCAGATACTCACCAAACAATGCTGCATCCATGTGATACGCAGTATCATGTTTAAAATTAAATCCCCTAACTTTAAAATCCTCGTTACGAGTCATTTTATTTCGGTCAGTCATTAAAATACTGTCGTGGTAAAATTCTGCAAAGTTTTCATTGGGAATTGTTGGATTGTCAGCTTTTGCTAAAAACCAATCCATTGGGCCACGCGGCTTTTCTGTGAAATCCATGACCCCAAATGGATAATGAAATTTATGCGGTTGTTCAGTTGGGTTTTCTCTAAAGTCAATGAACTTAATACTGGTCTTGTATGTTGCATTGCAATGATGCATCCAATCTTCGTCTTTAAGGCCGATCATTGTTAAGAATTGGTTAATATGACCAATAGTGCTTTCGCCAACCCCAATTGTAGGCACCGTTGGACTTTCTACTAGAGTTAGTTTAATATTCGGCAGCAATCTAGATATTCCTGCTGCTGTCATCCATCCACTCGACCCTCCACCTACAATACAAATACTTTTTATATCGTGTCTCATAATCAATTAACCTTTCTTAATTGTAATGCCGAATCAATGTCTTGAAATCCAAATGTGCGTTCACATTCGTGACAATCCCAACACTGATTGCGGCAAGTTCGTAAAATCTTTTCTAACCTCTTACCAGGATCTGTTGCCCATATGCCGGTGTATGGTTTATATGTTTTGCGCCAGTCCTCTTTTGTATAGCGGGTATCAATCCAACCAGGTATCCAGTTATGCACTGGGCCTAAATTATTATCAATGACTTCATCAAAATTATCCGCATAAACTGTTTGCCCAACAAACGATACCGATTGTTTAAACTTATTAATGTTATCGTAATACCATACTGCCTTCATATGTTTTGCATCTTCTGCTTTAAACATAGGGGTAGTTAAGCGCCCCGAATATTTAAAAATGTCTACTAAATCCGCAAACTCCTTAAAGGTGTCCGCTTGTCCTGCTACTAGGTTAATTCCCGAACGTGGTAACTCTGCAAACTCGCTGTGACCTCTCCAGCCATTACAACTTAGGTCTGCAGGGCCACGGAAGTATTCAGTACCAATTACTTCGCCAACGCTGTCATGCTCTTTCTTAAACGGGCAGTGATAGATGCAAGCCTCGGCAACTAACAAACTGGTCATCAACTTCTTCTGAGGGTTAAGACTGTTTAAATAATCCTGTGCTCGCTTGATACGCTTTAGTTCTCGGATGTTGCGATTCAGGCTACGATCCAATAGAATGGTGTTGTAGCCCAAGTATGCGTAATCAATAAACTGCTGTGCATCAGAGACAATTTGATTCACTGTGCTTTTCCAACGCATGTCAGGGCAACGTTGTTGAAGGATACCCATGCGTAGGATATGTTCGCTGCTCATAGTGCAACTACGCAATCCTCTATCGTAGTACCCACCAATCCATTCTACAAATTGGCCCCTGATTGTGTCGTCCCACACTAGCTCATGCGGCACTTCAACAGTGTTAAATGTAAGACTAATTTCTACACCAAGCTCTTCTTGTATTTTAAACAAGTAATCAATTTGCTCGTCGCTGGCTTCAACACCCATTGGGTTGCCAGCACGTTTCTTTTGACCTTGCCATTCATAATAAAAGTACTTGCCAAAATAAATGTCGTGCAGACTTTCCAGATAAGCTGGATCTGCATTTTTCATTATTTCGTAATATGTACTAGAAAACTCGCCGTGAAATTGATCGTAGTGTGCGATCGAAAACCGCTTTTTGAAATTCATGTTTTACCCTTTATTGCGGGGCAACATTCCCTTGCATAGATTGCCAGTATTGCATATTCCATTCGTGAACTGCATACGGATCATCTTTTGGTATTGCAGCTTTAACGCTAGCAATATGAGTTGCCCATGGCCCAGTATTACTTATCGTTCCTGTGGACTGTATCTCTTTAAAAAGCATATCCAATTGGTCACCCATTGACCCATACCCAATTCCCCGTGCAACTTTGTATGCATTTTCTGCAAAGCCCGGTTGTTTTGTGATATCAAATTTAGTAATAGTGCCGTCGTCATTGACTGTGTCGGCTGTAGTTGTTCCATCTGGAAGATCTATCCATTGGAACGACTCATGTACTTCAAACTCACTACCTGATTCTACAATTTCGCAGATTCGACCAGGTTCAGTGGTATTAATTAATCCTCTTAACGCCATATTTGTTTCTCCTTATTTGTATGAATAAATGGTAACCATTCCCTTGGTTCCGTATTCCCCTGCTGAATGGCCACGGGGGTGTTGGTATCCCCAGTCTGTAACGTTAGCGGCGCCGCCGGACCCAGGTGCACCGTTTCCGATTCCGTGCTGCACTGCCCATCCGAGATTGCCGTGATTTCTAATGTGGTTTGCGGGCCCGCCGTAATATCCGCTGCCGCCTACTACACTTGCAGTAGAGTGGCCTACGCTGTTGATATGACCGCATCCTGCGCCGCCTTGTACTGAAAATTGAGCTCCGCCAAAGCTGTTTCCACCGTGGCCACCGCTGTGACTATAGTTTTGGTTAGCTCCATACCCTCCACTGGCACTTAGATAGCCACCAAAACTGCTAGTCCCACCGTTGCCTGCTGCTGCGTAGTAAGAGGCATACCCACCACCGCCGCCCACTGTAACTGCCACAGACCCCACACCAGTCACATTATAAAATCCCTCAGCATACCCGCCTGCGCCGCCGCCCTCGCAGTATCCGGCTCCGCCGCCACCGCCGCCAATTAACTTAACATGTACCATTGACGCACCAGGATTAGTCCAGGTACCGCTGTTAGTAAAACATGCTATGTCTATTAGATTTCCCC